CAATTTCCGCGCCTGGCTCAAGGAGGCGGGCGAGACTGGCAAGATAGAGAAATGGGCCGAGATGATCGGCGGCGCGTTCAAGACGGCGGTCGATGGGCTGACTAACTCGTTCAAGTTCCTGACCGAGCACAGCTCCGAGCTCAAGGTTGCTCTGGGAGCCCTCATCGCTGTAAACGTCTTATCCTGGGCAGGTCATACTGCGAAGGGCATCCGCTTGCTGGTGATCGAGATGAAGGCGCTGGGGGCGACTGCGGTCTGGCGTTCGGGCCTCGGCCCTCTCGCAGCGGTCGCGCTGGCTGGGTACGCCGCTGTAAAGGGCGTTGAAGTAGCTGCCGACGTTTTAGCCCCTGATTGGCGTGACCGTCGGCAAGACAAGCGAGAAATCTGGGCTGACATGATGGCCCGCGAGCGCGACCTCGGGCCTCAACCGGCGACACAGTCCGAGCCCTGGTGGGATATGCAAGAGCGCCTCCAGGCCGAGCTCAAGCAGCGGATGAACATCAGGGCGCAGGCGGGCGACCCGTTTGTCGGCCCCGCCGGCATCGGGCCTTCGGGCTCCGACCTGGTGGGCAATGGCATGGGCGCTTTTCGCCCCACCGACGAGCTCGACCCGGACGTATTAGCGGATATCGCTGACAAGGCAAAAGAGGCGGCTGACGCGACCAACGGGCTGGCCGACGCGACCGGGAGGGTGGCAGACGGCCTTACTGTCGTTCAGGAGAAGACCACCTTTGAGAAATGGGTCGATGATGCCAGGGAAACCTCGACCACGATGCAGGCGGTGTTCAATGAGGCGGTGGACGGCATCGCCTCCGGCATCGGGCAGATGGTGGCCAACGGCAAAGCCGATTTTGAGTCACTCGGCCGCAGCATCATCGCGATGATGGTCGAGATTCATGCAAAGGCTCTGGTACTCGACCTGATGTCCTTATTCACCGGCAGCACTGGGTCGTCGTTCTACGCCCAGCGCCCTGGCGAGGGCGACCAAACTATCGGAAATACAGGCAACGACCAGGGTGGCCACTCCAGAATGCAGTTTGAGCCACCGAAGCAGCAACAACTACGCATCCCAGAGCAGGGCTCGTTCAAGGCTCCGCAGCCCCAGGTCAACGTGAACATCAGCACGCCGGCGGGCACACAGTCGGACGTGCAGCAGACGACAGGGCCAGACGGTAGGCTCAATCTCGCCATCATGGTCGAGCAGATAGAGGGCGCGATAGCTTCCAACATCGGGGCCGGCGGTGGCCTGGCTCCAGCCCTCGAAGGCCAATACGGTCTGAACCGCGTGGCGGGAGCGACCAGGTAGATGGCGATTGACGCTTGGCCGGTCGGCCTGCCCAACTACGACACGCGCGGCTATCGCATGGAGCTCGAGGACAACCTCCTGCGAACCAAGATGGATTCCGGTCGTAGTCGCGTCAGGCGCACGTCTACGTTTACGAGCACGATGTTGAGTTGTGCCTGGGTGCTCGATGCCACACAGTTACGCATTTTCCGCGACTTCTATCACGCCAGCTTGGCCGACGGCACCGAGCCTTTCACCCTGCCGGTGTACGCTGGCAGCGCGGGCGCGAACAAGGCCAAGAACGCAGACATGGAGGTCGTTCCCGCTGGCGGGGGTGTCACACTGGGCGACTGGTTAGGCAATCCAGGGGCGCTGACGGTCACTCGGTCTTCATCGGAAAAAGTCACCGGCGGGTATTCCCTCAAGGTGGAGAATACGACGGGCAGCACTGGCCTCAACCGGCTCATCCAACAAATATACACAACCACCGGCACTCATGTGGCGACTGACGGCCTGGTCATTGCGAAAGACTCTCCTATTTATTGTTCAGGGTGGGTCAAGGTCACGAATGGCATTGGGACAACTTGCCAGTTGATCCCATACGAGGTGGACGGAGCCGTCGCCAATGCCAGCGTCGGCACCACTACGGTGGTTTCCAATGGGGAGTGGCAATACCTAGCCTCGTCTGGAATCATCGCCCAATCTGATAGGCTGCGATTTCAGGTTTATATTGGCATGACCGGTGCCGCCCCGGACGGTGCCATTGTTTACGTTGACGACGTTTACCTCGGCAACACGCCCGAGAGCGGCTTCTACGACCAGCAGGCGCGGTTTGCCGAACCCTACCGGATCACCTATCGGACTGCCGACACATGGGCCGTCGCTGCACGGCTTGAGGTGCTCGACAACATCGTGAACACCTGATGGCCGTCCTGTCTGACACTCTCAAGGAAGCCTACGCGACAGCGAAAACAACTGCGGTCATCCTGCATACGATCGAACTGAGGCACCCGTCGTTCGTGGACTCCGAAGGCTCGGCCACGGCAGTGCGCGTGGTGCGCGACAAGCAGAACTTAACGGCCACGCTCGAGGCTGGCGCGCCGCTCGACCCATCAACTGCGGTTGAGTTCATCGCCCTCGGCTTCGACTTCACGCTGCCGGCGGTGCGCGAGAACGAGCTTCCGCGCTTGGTATTAACCCTCGACGCGGTGGGCCGCGAGATCATCGAGCACCTCGAGGCGGCGATAGGCGATCCAGTCCCAATCGACGTAACGTATAGGCCGTGGCTATCTGACGACCTCGCGCAGCCTGAGATGAACCCGCCGCTCACCCTGCAACTCACGCAGGTAACGGTCGATGCCTTCCAGGTCAGCGGCACCTGCGTTTATAATGACATACTGAACCGCAGGTTCCCCAACGAGGTCTACGACAGACAGCGGTTTCCCGCACTGTTCGGGGTTTAGGCGATGCACTGGGTTGACCAGTATGTTGGCCGACCGTGGGTGTCTGGTGCTCAGGGGCCGAGCTCGTTCGACTGCTGGGGGTTCGTCAGGCACGTCAGCCGCGAGGTATTCGACAGGGAGCTCCCCGAGTTCGCGGTCGATGCGGACGATCTACGGGCCTGTATGGCCACATTCCGCGACCAGACGTGGCAGTCGAGCTGGCTGCGAGTGACCCACCCGGTAGACGGTGACATTGCACTTCTCGCCAATGGCCGTTATGCCAGCCATTGCGGGCTGTTTGTTAAGATTGACGGGGCCGGCGGTGCGATAGCGCATTGCGAGCGGGGTTGTGGAGTTGTGGTTGCTTCGCGCCGTCGGTTGCCCTGGCAGAACATTAGATTTTACAGGTGGGCTGGCGCTTGAACGCCACCGTCGTCCACATTCCCAACCCATTCGCCCCGAGCTCGTCACGCGAGCTAGTCGAGGTCGTCCAGCCGATTACTGTCCGCGAGTACCTGGACGGTCGCGGCGTTGACGAGTTCGACCGGCCGACCATCGCAATCCACAACGGCGAGGGATTGATGCGCGCCGAGTGGGCCACGACGACACTGGTCGGCGATGACGTTCTGGCCTTCGTCACGCTGCCGCAGGGCGGCGACGGCGGCACCGACCCGCTGCGAACCATCCTGATGCTCGCCCTGGTCATCGGAACCCAAGGGTTGATGACCCCCGAGGCGCTGGGCTTCGCTGCTGCGGAGAACGCGGCTGGCGTGATGGCCTTCTCGACAGGGGCGAAGCTGGCAACGGGCATGGCGCAAATGGCGACGATCATGGGCGGCTCTGCGCTGATTAACGCGCTGCTGCCGCCGCAAACGCCAGACGCTCCGTCTCTGCCTTCACCGACTTACACTATCACCGCCCGGAACAACCGCCCTCGGCCCCGCGAGCCAATTCCCTGTTTGTACGGTCGGCACCTGATCGTCCCCGATTTTGCCGAGACCCCATACACTGAGTTCAGCGGGCAAACCGAGATCGTCAGGGGATCGCTGGGCAACGCTGCTCAACAGCACCTTTACCAGGTCTTCTGCCTCGGCCAGGGGTCGATGGTCGTGAATGATGGTGACATTAAGCTGGGAGAAACGGCGGTCGAGGGGTTTGACGACGTAGAGTTCGAGGTGCTCCAGCCCGGTGAGCAGATCACTCTAGTCCCGCAGGCGGTCGAGGTTTCCAGCGAAGTCAGCGGCCTGCGATTGCCGGGCGTGGGCGACAGGCCGACCACCAACGTGAGCGAGTTCGGCGAATCGCCAGGCAGTTTGGACATCCAGGCGGGCCAAGTCTCGCCAGAGGACTGGACACAAGCGTACACAGCCACGAACGCTGCCGGGAGTACCTACACGGCAACGGGCGGGGAGGGCAACGCCCTGCTGTCGGCTGGCGTGATCTACGGGGTGCTGGACATGGCCGGCGCTGGCTGGGCCTCAACTGGGGACAATGACCTGGTGGGGCAGGTCGTTTATATCGGCGGCGCGACCCCCGGTGTCGATGGCAATGGCAATATGGGCAGGGAGGGTAGCGACGGCTGGGACGTTTCTGACCGGGGTGGGCTATTTCCTGTGAATGATTTCACAGACCCGGAGCTGGCTTCATCAGCGGACAAACTGGTTCACCCTGATCGAATCCGAACGATCTGTGCAAACACATCAACGCGGCTGTACGTCAGGGGCACGCCCGATTCGCCTTTGCCCTGGCACGCGAGCTACACGCCGGCCAACGGGACTGCTTTCCACCTGCGTGACGATTGGGTTGGCCCGTACCCAGTCAACAGTGCAGAAACAACGACCAACCGATTCGCGGTCGATGTAACTGGCTCGCCGCTCTACTG